TCCGTTTCTTTCTTTCGTCTTGGATGCCCTTGAACGTGCCATGTCCGAACCTCTGGTCTATAAGTACGGAGATGTTATAAAGCTCTTCCTCTGCAAGCCTTGCACTTATCGTATCTGATGCGATTGACTTGATACTGAATTGACCTGGCGCAGCCTTATGCTTCTTGGCTCTATCTATTCTCGCCTTGCCATCTAGCAGCTGGTCAATACTTGATGCTAATTCCGAAACATCACGGCAACTATTGACTGTACTTTTTATTGCATCGACAGCACTTTTGAAAGCTGCTGCTGCTGCAATAGCTTCCCCAACCCCAAAAACCATAACGGTTCCCCCCAGGTAATTTAATTAATTTGAAATAAGATCCCAACAAGCATGGTAATTACTGCACCCATTCCAGCAATCAACACCATCTCTAGTCGTTTTAATCTGTAGAATATTTCCTTGAACTGTATATGATTTTCAGTTTCAAGTTTTGTAACTCTTCCGTCTAATGCTTTGGTCATAGCTTATTAGCTGCATCTCTTTGAACTCTGGTCTTGTAATCACTCCTTGCTACCACCAACTTTACAAAGTCAGCTTGGTTGCTTGGGATTGAGTCAGTAAAAGAACTGTCGTTCATTAACTTAATTGTCCACTCTCGTTGCATCCTCTTCCAACAGTTGTTTATTTTACCTGTCATTGCTTCTTGAACCCATGTATTAATATCCAACAAATCATTCTTTAGAATAGTCTGTTGAGTATCATCTACTTCTATTGTTAGTGTAATTTTTGCCATTATTATCTCCTTTAAGATATGTTATTTCGCATTGGCATATTAACAGACTAGATAGCCTGTAAAATAAGTTGACATTTGGCTAGAATCTCCTGCTATATCTCCTGTTGTAGACCCCATATTATTATATATTTTTAAAATAGCTGTATCGTTTGCATCCATATCTGCTAAAGCTGAACCTGTTAGTGTAGTGTTGTCTGCCGTTTTGTCACCTATAGCAAAATCAAAATATACTTCATAGTCTATATTTGATGTGTCTAATATAGCAGCCATGTAAGAAAAACCTGATGCACTTTCCCCTCCTATATCACTAAAATTTACAGCCCAAGTAAACTGATATTTGCCAGTTACAGGTGCTGTAAACGTATAGTTTGACGTATTAAAATCTCCATTTTGGTCAAATCTTTCCGTGTCAATTATTATAGTAGTTGAACCTGTACTTATATTGGTGTGAGTTGTGCCACACTCTGCACTAAAAGCTGATTGCAATGGCTTAGTAATGTGACCACTAGCATCCATAATCATGTGTGATGTAGTACCTAACGCAGAGCCTAGACCTATTGTTAAGCTATCAGAACTATCGTCTAGTCCTATGTGAAAGTCTTGAGCATTGCCATCAAACAATATCTTACTGTCTGATGCAGCACCCTCGCCCATCTCTATGTTTCTTACTTTTAATGTTGAGGTCATTATTTACTCTCCAATGCTACTATTCTCGCTTCTAATTCTTGTATGGTTTTAACGAGTAATGGTACAAGTTTACTGTGGTCTATGGACTGCATATAAGCATCACCTACTTTTGCATCTTTTGGATATGTACCCTCGTCTATGCCCTTTTGAGTCACAACCTCGTCTTTTGTACCCTTTGTTGCTTGTGGCACAACAGCATTTACTTCATGTGCAAGAAAGCCATCAGTATCTGCTTCAGACTTACTATCAACTTTCCAACTAAATCTCACAGGCTTTAACTGTTTTAGTCTTGTTGTTGCATCCCATGATGTCGTTACATTTTCTTTGAGTCTGTAGTCAGAAGAAGTATTAAAGTCCACACTACTAGAGTTAGCATCTATCCCACCAACAGCAGTATTACCCTGTCGTATAGATACAATTTCTCCAGCAGTTTGATTTCTGTTTAAGTACATTAAAACTTTTGCAGCACCTTGTAGTATAAACTCTCCATCTCCTTCAATAACACATTTTTCATCACTATTTGTGCTACTAATAGATGCTGATGCAGACCCTCCAAAAATAGTATTTCCACCACTATCAATGCTCATGCGTTGTGCATCATTGGTCATAAACTTTAAAGCATGATTTGTCTGCATACCAACAGTCGCATTGTCATCTCCCATGAATATGTCAAAGTTTACAGAATTAGGTGTATCTGTAAATCTTGCTCTAGGATTGTCACCAGACACATGAAATGTTGCTGTAGGAGATGCTGTGCCAATCCCCACATTACCACTTGCATCAACTCTCATTCGTTCTGTGTTAGCAGTCTTTACCTTAACTACATCATTAGTAGATAAATCTAATCCGCTATCTTGGTCACCACTTTGATTGACTACTGTATCAACTTCTATTTTGCTAACCATGTCTTACTCCTAACTCGGTTTTGTTGGGAAAGTTACTGAGGACATATCAAGCAACATTGCAGGTCCAGTATTTATAACTTTAGGTTTTGCCGTTTTTGTCAAATCTCTCAATGATTGTCTGTATGTTTTCCAATCAGCTTGTTTGCTATCAGAAAAAGGACTATCTGGCATAACTGTCCAATCACTATCTTCTAACATTTTATTTCTTGTTTCTCTAAGCTTTTGCATCTCTGTTGTCATATTATTTATCCTATTAAAAATCCCTCAAAGCATGGGTCATAAGCATCAGTTGCATCAGCGTAAGCAAACTCACTTCCTATGATAACTCTAACATTGTCACTAGCAGATAATTGAATAAGGGAGGTCATGCTTAAACTTATATAAAAGTTACCCCCTGCTTGTTCATGTAATTCCCTTGTTCCTGGGACTATGTTTGCATTAGCCGTTCCGTTCTTATAAAAGTCAGCATATACAGTATCACCCGCATTATTTTTTCCCCCAGTATCATTTGTTGCACCTAACATTCTAAACATAAATTGATAAATACCTGCTACTGGAGCAGTAAATAGTCCGTCTGAGGTATTGTAATTTCCACCTATATCAAAGTCCTCATTGTTAAATACTAAAGTTCCTTGAGTACCTGTAGAATTACTTGATGGACCATCTAATCTTGCTCTAAACGCTGGTCTA